GGCGATATCGAGCCGTACCGCTCAATTGCGACCGGCGAGATGATTAACTCGCGTCAGCAGCATCGCCAGCATTTGAGAGATCACAACCTGGTTGAAATCGGTAACGAGCATCAAGCGAAGTTTGGGCTGCCTCGCAGTTAACCGGAGAAAATAATGAGCGAAGAAGTGGAAAGCACTCCTGAGCAGGAGCCAGCGTCCCAGACAGTACGCGAAAGCATCGCCGCTGCCTTGGCGACTAACGAACCGCGTGAGCCAGAGCCTGCGCCCGAACCGGAACCGCTTGCGGCAGAAGATGACGCGCCGCCTGCCGATGACCTTGAGCCATCAGAAGAGGTAGAGCCAGAGGAAGAGGCAGCAGACGAGCCGGAAGAAGTAGCGCCCGGCATTGAAGCGCCAGCGCATTGGGCGGCTGATTTCAAAGACAGCTTCAACGCGCTGCCGCCGGATGCGCAGGAAGTGTTCCTGCAACGATATAAAGACATGGAAGGTGATTACACTCGCAAGACGCAGGAAGTGGCCGACATTCGTCGCCGCGCCTCTGCGCTTGACGAAGTAATGGTGCCTTTCCGAGATGAATTTGCCCGTGCTGGCTTGGACGACATTGGAGCCGTCCGCCAGCTACTTGGCGCACACAAGTTTTTGCGCGAAAGCCCCCAGCAAGCGATTGCATGGCTGGCGCGAACTTATGGCGTATCAACCGACGCACTCGCCGCAAGCGAGCAAGCTGAAGACGATTTTGCCGACCCGCAAGTGAAGCAACTCAGAGACCAGGTGTCTCAGTTGCAAGGTTATTTGCAAACACAAGCGCAACAGCAGCAGCAGGCTGCCGTTGCCGACACCCAGCAGCAGATTGACAATTTTGCCAAGGCGACAGCGGAAGATGGATCGCTCGCGCATCCGCATTTTGATGCGGTTCGCACGACTATGGGCGGTCTCATCCAATCCGGCGTCGCGCAAGACATGGACGCCGCATATGAGATGGCGGTCTACGCAAACCCGGAACTTCGGGGGAGTCTGATCGACCAGCAAGCGGAGAAAGTGACTGCCAAACAGAAACAGGCAGAAAACGTGCGCAAAGCGAAACGCGCACAACAGGCAAATGTTAAAGGCAGCGGTGCACCGGCAAGGGAAGCATTGCCTAGCGGCAGTAGCGTGCGAGACAGCTTGCTTCACACAATGAAGGAGTTGCAATCCTAAACACTAAATAAAGGAGAAGACGATGAGTTCTCCGAATCTTTCGGAAATCGTCACGACAACGCTCCGTAACCGATCTCGTCAGCTAGCAGATAACGTTACAAACCACAACGCTCTGCTTCGCAAAATGCGGGAACGCGGAAACGTAGTCGAACTCTCTGGCGGTAGAGATATCGTGAGAGAGCTAGAGTACCAGGCCAACGACACTGTGAACTTCTACAGCGGCTACGAAGTGCTGGACACTTCGCCTGCCGATGTTCTGAGTTCAGCGGTTTACGACTGGAAACAGCTTGCAGGCACGGTGACCATTTCAGGTCTTGAGGAAATCAAAAACTCAGGTCCAGAAGCAATCATCAATCTGCTTGAGGCCCGCATCAGCGTCCTTGAAAAGTCACTGGAAAACAGCTTGTCCACTTCGCTCTACAGCGATGGCACAGGTTCCAGCGGTAAGGAAGTTGGCGGTCTCCAGTTGGTCATTGCGGATGCTGGAACGGGAACTGTCGGAGGGATCAATTCCTCGACATTCACCTTTTGGCAAAACGTACAGACCACTGCCACCTCGTCGGCTTTCAGCTCCACAAACGTCCAAGCAGATATGAATAACATCTATCTGTCGCTCGTTCGTGGCGTTGACAAGCCTGACATCGTGACCGCCGATGCAAACGCCTATAAGGCGTTCTTGGCCTCGCTTCAGACGATTCAGCGTGTTGCTGATGCGGATGAAGCCAACGCTGGTTTCGTGACCACGCGCTACCTCGGAAGCGATGTGTATTACGACGACCAGGTGCCGACCAACAAAATGTATTTCATCAACACCTCGTATTTGCGTCTTGAGGTTGCGGCTGACCGCAACTTCGTGCCGCTCGATACGCGCATGTCTGTCAATCAGGATGCGATGGTGGTGCCTTACACAATACACTAGGGCCGCTGCTCAGTAATGGGCAGTAGTAACTGGGTGAATTGCTGGGAAGCCTAAACCGAAAGGCAAGGTAATCAGCAGCGAAGCCCCGGAAACGGGGAACGTTCAACGACTATTCCGCAAGGAAGTAGGGCCAAGCGGCCCGAAGCGCCCAGCCCCTCATTAGAGGGTGAAGATATAGTCTCGTCCGCGCTCGAAAGACGCGGCAGCTAGAAATAGCGGGTCAAGATTTGCGATCTTGATTGAAGATAAACGATGGTTTGGTCCGGCAATCTTACTTGTTCCAACCGCGCCCTTCAGGGCGTGATTCACGTTTAAGGGGGGCTTGATATGTCTACTATTCCAGTAATTGGCATCGATCCCGCCGCAGTTTCCAGCACCGCCGAATATGGTGTTGGTCAGCTTGGGTCGGTCATCGACTCCGGCGGCGTGACCAAAATCTACAAGTATGTTCAGTATGACACGGGCAGCGGTTCTGTTGCTGCCGTGAGCGGCCAGGTGGCGTACTACTACACGCTCGACGGCTACAAAAACAATCAGGTCACTAGCGACCTGTCCGACAGCGTTGAGATCGGCGCGGGCGTCCTAAACAGCGCACCGACCGATGGTCAATATTGTTGGATTCAAATCGCCGGTCCGGCAACGCTTTCCATTGCGTTGACGGCCGGTGCGGACGGCGATCCGTTGACGCCGACCGGAAGTGGCGATGGCACGCTCGACGTGTCAGCGGCTGCCACAGATAACGTCTGTGCAATCGCCGGGGACATTTCAGATAAGGAAATTATCTGCACGTTCCCGATGTAAGTAAAAAAGGGGTCGCTTCGGCGGCCCCTTTTTCATCCCACATATCTAAAGGAGAAATGCGTTATGCCAGAGGCAAACGTAAAGGCAACCTTTTATCGGTCCAGCCTTAACGGCGTTGAAAAAGACTTTGTTTCCATCTCAGTCACCGGCAACCGGGACACTTTTGTTGGCCCAGTTCGCGCGTCTGACCTTGAGCGGTTCCCGACTGCATGGGCAGCCTACCGCGAAGGCAAAGCTGAGACGAAGACCGGCACACCGCTGGCAAAGTTACCTGGCCTTGACGAAGCGCGTGTACGCGAACTGACCGTCGCCAACATTGAGACGGTCGAGGAGCTTGCGGACATTTCTGATCTAGCGGCCCAAAACATGGGGCCAATTTTTGGCGAGTTTAAAAAAATCGCCACTCTCTATTTAGAAGCCAACGGTCGATCCGATGCACCTGTTGCTGACGAACCGGCAAAGAAGCGCGGACGACCGCGAAAGGTTATCGACAATGACTCTGCTGACGATCTGCCAGAACACGGCTGACTATGTAGGCTTCGAGCGGCCGACCTCCGTGGTCGGCAACGTCGATGCAACGGCCCGCCAGCTTCTTGTCTGCGCCCAGCGTGAAGGCAAGACGTTGGTGAAGCGCGGCCCGTGGGCAATACTCGAAAAAGAACACACCTTTAGCACGGGCAGCGGTACGGCCAGCTATGCGCTGCCGTCTGACTTCGACCGCTTCCGCAATGACACGCAGTACAACCGCGCCGATCAAGAGGCCATGCGTGGGCCGCTAAACGCACAGCAGTGGCAGTTCGTAAAAAGCGGCATTGTCACCGCAGGCACGCAGCAGCGCTGGCGGGTGAAAGCTGACAGCAACGCCAAAAAGTTTTTCATCGACCCGACGCCAACCAGCACTGAGACGATAGCTTATGATTATGTAAGCAACGCCTGGTGCCAATCCAGTGGCGGCAGTGCGCAGACCGCATGGGCTGCCGACACCGACACCGGCATCCTTGATGAGCTGCTGCTTGAGATGGGCGTGACTTGGCGCTTTAAGCAACTGCACGGCCTCGACTATGCCGAGGACTTCCGCGACTACCAGATCAACGTCGCGCGTGCGCTTGGCGCTGATGGTGGTGCGCCGAAGCTGGCTTTCGACAACCGATACAAGTCGGGCGTTGGGCCGTATTCCTACAATGTTCCTGAAGCAAACTACGGCACTTAAATGCTTCAGCCGCTACCACAATCGCAACGCCCGCGTACAACTAACGTGAGCGTGCCGCCGCCTGTGGGTGGTCTGAACACGCGCGATAGCATCGACGCGATGGCGCCTGAAGACGCCATCTTGCTCGACAACTGGTTTCCTACGACCGGCAAGATAACGCTGCGCGAAGGCTATGCCAGCCACGCAACTGGCGTTGGATCTGGCGATGTTAAAACGCTGGTTGAGCATCACGCAGGCGATACGCGCAAGCTGCTCGCCATCGGCAGCAATGGCACGCTCTACGATGCGACAAGCGCGGGGAGCAGCCCGAGCAGCCTGAAGACGGGTTTGAGTTCTGCCATTGCGCAAACCGCAGAGTTCGACGGCAACACGATCTTTGTGACCGGCGCAGATACGCCGTTCAAGTTTGACGGCAGCAGTGCCAGCAACTTGTCGATCACGCTGTCCGACAGTAGCAGTGTGACCACGCTCGATGGCGTGCATGTGTTCAAGAACCGCGTGTACTACTGGCGCGGCACAGATCAGAAGTTTTATTACAGCGCCACGGTCAACACGCTCGAAGGCAACTTCACCGTGTTCCCGCTGAACCGCGTCGGCAACTTTGGCGGCGACCTGTTGATGGTGACGACGCTGACGCAAGACGGCGGCGAGGGCATTGATGACCTGATTGCCTTCGTGATGACCAGCGGCGAGGTCATTGTTTATAGCGGCGACAATCCGGGCAGCGCAGACAGCTTCGCGCTTGTCGGAACATTCCGCATTGCAGAGCCGGTGCCGCATGTTCGCGCCGCAATCAAATTGGGCGGCGACGTGGCGGTCGTCACAAAAGAAGGCATCATCGCCATGTCGAGCGTGTTTCGCTCGGCCACGGTCGCGCAGAAGGCGCAGGCGCTATCTGAGAAAATACGCGGCAGCTTCATCGATCAAGTTGCGACGACCGGCACGACAGCCGGTTGGGAACTTTTCCTGTCGCCCAATGGCGACAAAATGTTCTGCAACTACCCGACCGGAAACACGGCAAACCCGCACGAACAGTTCGTGTTCAACCCAGTGGTCGGTGCCTGGTGCCGGTTTACCGGCATCAACTCATTTACATGGGGAAAGTTTAACGGCGATGTTTACTTCGGCGGCGCTGGCGGCGTCGTCTACAAGTTCTCGTCCGACAGCGCGAGCGATGCGGGCAGCGTCATTCAAGCGGACTGCCGCACGGCTTTTAACTATTTTGGCGACCGCAATCGGATTAAGCAGTTTGCGAGTGTGCAGC